AAACTTGTAGTGATGCACAAACATGGCCAGTTCACGATTTTTAATCAAGGCCTCTGCTTGTGATCCATAGTGTTTGACCTGATCACGCTGACCCGGTGTTAATCGTTTGAGATTACTAGTATCTACGGTGAGTCTCGTGTTGAAACTCTCCACTGTTTCTGTTTCTATCATATCTGTTCCTGTCTGAAAAAGTCACACGCTTATAGTTAACTGTATACCTTGGGATCGCCGGCAGCAACTGCCATGTAATCCAGTTGAGATTCGGAATCAGTTCCTGTCATTTCTGCCCGGATCTGTTCAGTCTTGGCTTCAGAAAGTCCTGCATCTGCCAGGCGCTTCTTGTCTTCAGCTGAAGGTTCACGACCCTTGGCTGCTTCTTGTCCTTGTGCAATCATGGCTTTGACTTCTTCATCTGACGGCAAGTAGGTGTTGGCTTCTTTCACGCCCAGCACATACAAGGTGTCTGCAAAGGGCTTCTTGACCTTGGCATATATTTCAGGTGTGAGTGTGCCAGATTGAGCCATGCCCTGTGTCATTGTGTAGAGATCAGTTTGACATTTCTGAATGATTTGCAAACGACCCAGTGCGTTTTCCTGGCTCATCATGCCCAGCGCCAATTCCATATGGATCTGTTTGCGATCACAGAAGTTCATGTCGTCCCAGGCTTGATAGTCCAGGAACACAGGCTTCTTGTCTGGGTGATATTTGGCAGCCAATTTCTTAACGCCGTAGTCATCACCATACTGTATGAGTGTGCGCCACACCAACCATATGGCTTCTTTAAGGCCATCTGCGGCATTGCGTACCGTGTTGTCTTGAATGATTTGGTTGGGTGTGAGAGCCATTTGCAGTTTGATGCCTGAGTTGCCTGGAGCCATGACTTCGGGATTGAACACATCTTGTGGTGTGGTCATACCAACCATGGCCATTGTATCTTGTTGGATACGATTCATGGCCACTTCCAAGAACTGCAAGTTGCCTGAAGGGGGAGGCAGTTGATAGATGTCTTTGGCAGGATCAAACTTGCTGTCTAAAATAAAGATTGCTGATTCGCCATCTTGTAGCATTTCAAAGTCAAGACGATCTGGTTTGACACCAATACGCGGTGTGGCTGTGAGCAAGCCCAGTTGAATTTCCGCACGGGCGGCTGATGTGTTGTACTCCTGCATGGGAATCACACTCTCAGCAATACTCATGCCATAGAAGTTGCCTGGTAGTGGTTTTGGACACATGTTGGCCACAGGGATAAACTCCACTTCTCTAGCACTAATAATGTATGTGCCTGAATAGATCAGTTCCACCAGTTCCAGTTCACCATCTCCGTCAATGTCGTATCTGTTCCATACTGTGACAATTGATACCTGTCTTGAATAAGGATCAGCGCCAGCACTGGAGTTTACTGGTATGCCCATCACAGGCACAGAGTCTCTGGCGTGAATGGCCAAGTTGTTCAAGACTGAGCCTGCTTGATACGCACCGTTCATGTTGTATTCTGCGTGTTGTGAGAATTCTTCCAGGTCAATGTCTGGATACAGTTCAGTGGCTTCTTGAATGGTCATTGGATCATAGTAGCCGCAGAAGGGTTGATCACGCATTTCACTCACTGTGGGATCACAGATCCAGTAGTGCTGTGCAATGGGACGGAACTTCACACGCAGATTGTAGCCTGTGAGTTTGTATTTGGCTGTGTAGATGGTGTTGCGGTTGATGGCATCGTTCAGGATGTCTTGTTGACCTTCTGCTGAAGTAGCCTGCATCATCTCCATCTGTGCCATCATGTCTTCTGGTGATTGTTCTTCGCCCAGGTTTTCAATCTGTGCGTCAATCATGGTCTGCACTTGTTCCTCATTGTGGTCACCCAGCAGGCTTTGCACTTCGGCCATGACCGCTTCTAGGTTTACTCCAGTGCGTCTGCGACTTTGGCGTAGTGCTGTGAGACTGGATTCTGCTGCCTGTTGTTCAAATGCTCGCAGTTCATCTGCTGTGCCTTCTGTTGTGACATAACGAGTGATGGGTTCACGAATAGGCATGACCATGAGCATGCCGTTCTTGTGCATGTTGGCGTCCATGATCCAACGCTCTAGTATAAAGTGTGGATCATTCTGTTCGTTGATCACTTCACTCGCCATATTAGTGGCTTGTCGTGCTGCCTCTTCGTCGGATTCACCATCTGCAATGTATTCAAAGTTGACTTCGCCGTTGGGGATCAAGCCTTTGCTTATGACCGCAGTAGCGTAATCCACTACTGGTTTCACTGACGGGTGAATATAATCTATGCCGTTTACAGGCGCAGTAGAATCAGTGACAGCAAGACACAGGTAATGATAATCACTTGCTCTATTGATAGCATTTTTGGTTCCTAGGTAGCGTAGATATGAAGCCATCTTCACATCCATCAGATTCTTCATACGCACAAAGTTGGCGTTGATTTTCTTGTTTTGGTTAATGTCATTAACCGGAATATTTTTTATGTCCAGCACGGCGGTTTTCCTAATGTGTTGTGTTATTTAGCGGGTGGGGTTTAATCCAGGTCAAACAGCCGGCGGAATGTGGTGGGGTTTGATTCAGCATACCAGGCTTCAATGCGTGTCTTTGCTATCTCCACATAAGCAGGATCCAGTTCACAACCAATGTATTCATGTCCCAGTTCTACTGCGGCACAGCCAGTTGAGCCTGAACCTGAGAATGGATCCAATACTGTGCCACCTGGGGGTGTGATTAGTCGAATCAAATACTTCATGAGTTCTATGGGCTTGACTGTGGGGTGGTTGTTGCCAGGGCTGTCAGCAAGTCTTTCTGCTAACATAGTAGGGCTTGCACCTGCTACTTTTTCGGCATAAGGCAAAGTGTTGCCATCTTCATCTCTGGCTCGTGCTGTTTGCGGCCCTGGATTGTCATGCCCAATATGTCTCTCCCGGCGGCTGACTTTGGGGCAGTAGAAATACTTCTGATAGTCTGGGATGTCACCTATAACATTGCTTGGGAAGCGTCCTTGTTCTGGTAAGTCTTCTTCTACACTTACTTCTCGTTTAATAGTTTTGTAGCCTACCTTGCCTTCAAACATACCAATGCCTTCGCCATCACCTGCTGTGCTTCGTTCCATTGGTCCTTTTTTGTTGTTTAAGTAAGTTTCAATGTCTTTGGCATCTTCATACGGCACACGAGTAGCATCAATGTTTAAGGCACCAACACCGTGTGTTTGGCAGTTCTGGGCTATGCTGAGTTTGATAGGTTTGCGGGCTAACGCAATGGGTTCGTGTGCGGGTTTGAGACATGTGCCCCAGCCTGCCCAGGCCTGTGCTTGAGGATCTGTGATTTTGACAACTTTTCCTGACAATCCAGAATCTTTTTGGCCATCAAGTTTGTCTGGACTGCCAAATCCCATTGTGTCGCCTGGACGATTTACATTATATCCTTGTTTTTCTTCCCATTCATCAATGGTATAATGTTCTTTAACCCCAAGACTACGCTGTATGCTACGACCAATGTCTTGTGATTTGGGAAAGCCTGAACTATAGATCCACATGATCTGATCACGGATCTCAAAGCCTGCCTGCTCCAATGTCACCGCAAGGTGATGGTAAGTGCGAGCCGCTGAAAAGGCCAGGATGTGTCCGCCTGGCTTGAGCACACGCAGGCACTCCGCATATGTTTCTACAGCACCTGTGTTGGCGTCCCAGGCTTTGCCCAGGAAGTCAATGCCGTAGGGTGGATCAGTCACAATGGCGTCTATTGAGTTGTCGGGAATGGTTTTTAAGGTCGTGCGATTGTCGCCGGTAAGGATTTGGTATTTTATGGTCATAATAAAACCACAAGGGGTTGCCCACTTGTGGTTGGTTTAGGTTAGTGAGTTAGGCTGGTCCAACCCAACTTGCGGACTTGATCCAATCGCATTATTTCGACTGCTGTGATATCGTCGCTATTGATAAACTCAATTTTTTGGTCCTCATCAAGTGAGTCCCATACTGCCGTGAGGTCCGCCACGGTGCGGTGTTTTTGCTTAGTCATCTTGTTTGCTCCTTATGAGTGGCACTAATACAGCACGCCTATCGTGCTGTGTATTTATTATACTATTATTATGGTTGATTGTCAAGCCGTGATTTACCTTTTTTGTCAAGGCAGTTAGTGTATTTGGTGATTGTTGTTTTTTTACGACAAAACTGAGATTGATCAGTTATGGATAGTGTGTTATACTATAGGTGTAGTGAGCGAGGTGTTTGCTATATTTTTATATGAGAGGTGTGATATGACAGACAAAGCAGTTTTGGTTTATACTATTGATTGGGTGGCAGAGGTAGAGACCAGTGTGACTATACCTATTGATCACGATTATTACAGCGAGATTATGACCTATATCAGACTAGTTAGTGAGCCTGACGATCAGCTGTTAGCAGAGGCAGATGGTTATGATATCATCGCAGCCTATGAGGTTAGCGACCAGGTTATAGACTCATTGTCCAGATCATACGCTTTAGTTGCTGATCAGATCAGTCTGATCTGATAGAGGTGTGACACTATAGGGGCTACGGCCCCTTTTTTGCGAGTGCCGTTAGTGTAGTATGATCTTGGGACGGTTTACTTCCACCAGGTGGCAGGCCTGACACGCCACAGGTTCATCGTCCTGGGGTATTTCAAATATTTC